CACGGAGATCGACAAGACCAAGTCCGGCGACACCGAGCGGACGATTCTGCGCGGCTGGGCCGAGCAGACGCTCGACCTGACCTGCATCGACGCGCCGGGCGTGACTGTCGGCAGCGTCGTCTCCGTCAGTGCCTCCGGGGCCAACGGCCACAACCTCTCTTCCGTGAAGTTCTTGGTCACGAGCGTCAGCCAGTCCGAGCCGCTCGACGACAAGGTCACCTTCTCCGTTTCTTGCACCCGCGGCGTCCAATAAGGAGCGATCGACATGGCAGTAGCTCTCGGTCGGGACGGCGGCGCACCAACTGGCGGCAACGGCGCGACGGGCGTTACCGCGGTGACGTGGAACCAAGAGTCGACCGCGATCGACGTGACGCACCGCGGGCTCGTCAATGCCAGCGGCATTTCGTACAAGGCGGCTACCGGCGGATTCATTACCCGCACCGCTGAGATTGAGTGCCTCGACGCCACGGCGGTGATCTCCAGCCTCGCCGGTGCCGGCACCGGCTACATCGTCACCAACGTCTCGGAGAATCGGCCGCTTGACGGGCCGGTGACGTTCACGCTGACGGCGAAGAAGACCTCCTGACCACGAGGGGGCGGCATGGCGATCTCTCTCGGGCGTGACGTTGTGGTGACGTGGGACGGCGTGACCGTTCCTGGCGTCCGCGACGTGCAGGTGAGCGTTACCGGCACCACGCGAGAGATTACGCCCTTTGGCAGCCGGGCGACGTTCTCGTACCACACCGGCTACGGGGTGTCGATCAGCATCGACACAATCGACGACGCCGCGGCTACGACCGCCATCGCGGCAGCCATTGCCGGCACTGAGATCGCTGTCGTCGTCGCCGGCTATTCGTTCTCGGCGGTCGTCGCCAACGTCAACGACTCGATTCCCCTCGACGACGCTCGGGGGTGGTCGATCCAGATGACGAAGACCCAAACAGGACTGCGCACGTGAAAGAGTTTCGAGATGACAAGGGTCGGCCGTGGTACGTCTCGCTGACGGTGTCTTCGGCCGCCCGCGTGAAGGACTTGGTCCGCGTGGTGCTGCCACCGAAGTCGGCCGACGAGCCGGCCCCGACGGAAGCGGTGCCGTTCGATCTGATCGACGCCGGCGAGATCGCCCGCACCTTCCAAGTTCTCCGCAGCAACTTCTCCGCCCTGGGCGAGACGCTCTACGCGATCCTCTTGCCGGCGATCGAGAAGGCCGGGATCACCAAAGAAGAGTTTCTCGACGCTCTTCGCGGCGAGCCCCTCGAGCAAGGAGGGCTGGCAGTCGAAGAGGAGCTAATCGCTTTTTTCCCCCCGCGCCTCCGCGGCGTGGTGACCTCGCTGTCGGCTCGGATGACGGAGCTGGCCGACGAGGTGACCAAGCAGGCGGAGGCGGCCCTGCGGACTCCTGGGCCGTCGTCTGGGAGTGTGCCGGCATCACCGGACTCGACCCGGACAACCGCACCCTCCGACAGTTGATGGCGGCCCGCGATGCTCGGCTTGAGTCCGATTGGTGGCACACGGCACAGCAGCTCGCACAGTTTTACAACGCGAATCGTGGCCAGGGTAAGCCGGCAGTCGAGGCCGCAAAGTTCAACCCGTTCACGAAGGCCAGACCGACACCGAAGAGAGAAGCGACCCAAGCCGACCTCGAAGAACTGTTCGGCCCCGCCGGAGGATGACAAATGTCAGCGTCAGCAGTCCGCGGCGGTCAGGTCTATATCGAGATCGGTGCTGATTCGTCCAGGGCGATCGCGGCTCTCGGCAGAATCAACGCCGTGGTCGGCAAAATGGGCGGCGGTTTGGCGAAGCTCGGCACGTCATTCATGGCGGCGGGCACTGCAATCGTGGCACCGATTATGGCCGCCGGCATGGCGTTTTCCAGCCAGAACGAGGAAGTGCTTCGGGCTCAGAAGTCGTTGCTGTCGCTCGGCGAGTCGGTCGGGCAGGCAGTCGCTCCGGCGATCGTCGGAGTGGCAAACGCGATCGCCGGCATGGCTGACGCTGCGGCCCGGTTCGTCCGTGACAACGAGCAGCTCGTCCGCCAGGTGCTTGCGGTCGGCGGGGCTCTGGTCGGAGTCGGGGCGTTGATGTTTGGGTTCGGAAAGACGATGTCGATCGTTTCCTTCACGGTTGCCAACTTCTCCAAGCCTTTGATGACGGTCATGTCGATCGTCATGGCACTGGCTGGTCCGGCACTGGCCGTGGCCGCGGCACTCGGCGGAATCGCCTTCGCTGCGAATGCCGCAGGCGTCGATCTCGGAAAGCTCGTGCAGTCGGCCGGTGCTCTTGGGGGCGTTTTTTCCGGCCCCATCAACGACGCGAAGGCGCTGCTCGCCGACCTCGGCGAGACAACGTCAACGACGATCACCGGCATCTACAACTCGATCGCGGCCGGGGACATCGCCGGGGCGATCGACATCCTCTGGGCTGGCGTGAATGCGGCGTGGCTCCGCGGGCAGGCGGCGATCATGGGGGTGATCGATCCGTGGGTGAGTCTGATCCAGAACACCTTTGACGTGCTCGGCACGTACGTCGTGAGCGGGCTTGACCTGCTGTCCACCGATGCCGGGAACGCTGTCCGGAAAGTCTCGTCGGTCGTCATGGGCATCTTCGACGAGCTTGCCAACGGCGTGATGGCGACGTTCGACATGATGATCGGCAACATCCAAAAGGCATGGATTCGGATCACCGGCTTCCTGCAAGGGGCGACCGACACGCAAAGCAAGCTCGACGCCATCGACAAGGAAAACCAGTCGAGGGCCGATCAGCGCGGCAAGGATCGCCCCGGCCTTGCCGCTCGCATGAATGAGGCGATCGGCACCAACGCCACCGAGTCGCAGGCGGCAAGGGATCGCCAGTCCGCTGCGATGTCGGACCTTGATAGGCGGATGATGGGCCGCGAGGACGCCAACCGCCAGCGTGCCGCCGACCGCATGGCGGCCGTCGATCAGGCGAAGACGGCTCTCGATCAGAAGGTGGCCCAGACATCCGCCCCGGATGGAATCAAAAAGCCAGAGACGGGAAGCATGTCTACCAGCATCGCCGGCACCTTCTCGGCGACCGCGGTCGGGCAGATGGGTGGCGGCAACGTGCAGAAACAGCAGCTCGACGCGCTGCTGAAGATTCAGGCCGGCATCGACCAAGCGAACCGCGTCGGTGGCATCGTCGCATGAGGTGGTAGATGGCTCTCACATGGATCGAAGACAGCAGCTCGAGGTCGTCAACGATCTTCCGTCTCGGGCGGAAGGACGCGAGCACCCGTACCCGCGTTTTCAACGTCTTCGGCACCACCAACGAAGACGTGCTCCATGCCGACGCCAACCAAAGGATCTCCGCTCAGTATCAGTACTGGCAGTACCCCGGCCAGCCGACGGTCAAGCTGCGGGCCGAGTCCTACAGCGTCGAGTACCAAGGCGACGACTCGTGGAAGGTCACGATCAACTACGAGAAGATCGGGGCCGACGATTCGACGCAGACGGCACCGCTCAAGCGGGCACGCTCTTTCGACACCTCGGGCGGCACGAAGCACGTCACCGAGTCGGTGACCGGGGCCGACAAGGCAGCGTATGCCGCCGGAGGCACGACGCCGACTTCGATGGGCGGGGCGATCGGCGTCGATGACAACGGAGTAAACGGTGTCGATGTCGTAGATCCGGCTCTTCAGTGGCAGGAGTCCTACGACGTTCCATCCAACTACGTCACGTCGGCGTACATCCGCAATCTGGCGATTCTTACCGGCACTGTGAACGAGGCAGCCTTCCGCGGGTTTGCCGCCGGCGAGGTGCTATTCGTCGGTGCTTCCGGCAGCCACGAGTGGGATGACCAGCGAGGATACGGCCCGTGGTCGCTCTCGTTCAAGTTCGTGGCGTCACCAAATGCCGGAGCGGGGAAGACGCTGCCGGCGTTGACCGTTGACACCATCACCGGGATCGAGAAGGGCGGCCACGACTACCTCTGGATTCAGTTCGCCAAGATCGAGGACTCCGCGAAGGCGCAGATGGCCCGCCGGCCGTTCGCCGTCTACGTGGACAAGGTCTACAAGGACGGGGACTTCTCACTGCTTGGGATCGGAGTCGCATGAGCGAAGGACGAATCCAACCCGGTCCGGTGCGAGGGCAGCTATCCGCCCGTGCGTGGAACCGCGCTCAGGACGCCGCAGACATCGTCCTGGGGCAGCGATCCGACGGCACGGCTGCGGGCCCGTCCGACGGCCCCAAGCCGTACACCGCGATCCTGGCGAAGAACAACACCACCGGCACCGTCAACCGCTGGGGCGTCCTCTCCGTCGCCGGCGTTGTGTTCACGCCCTCGGGTGCGACCGGCAACGCGACGCAGCAGTTCCAAGATCAGCCGGTCTTGAGCGGCGGCCTGCCGACTGGCGGGTCGTCATTCGTGGTTGCGGTCGAGCCGATCGCGGCCGGGAAGATCGGGCGAGTCGCGGTCGCTGGCGTCGTTCAAGCCAAGATCAACGTCGTCGCCGAGTCCGACACGTTCGCCACGGCGAAGGACGGCGACTTGACGCAGCTCACCTCGGCGTCGAGCGGCGAAGCTCAGATTCTCTGGAAAGAGTCCGGCACCGGGGCGAGCAAGTGGGCCATCGTGCGGTTCGGCGGGGCTGGCGGGGCGTCGATCCGGCTCGGGAAGGTCACGGGCACGTGGTCGAAGAACGCCACGGCGAGCGTGACGCATTGGAAGGGCGACGGCTCGCAGGCTGTCACCGGGACCAGCGGGCCGGCGACGTTTACCGCGATCAACCGGGCGCAGACCGTGACGGGGCCGACCGGCGGGTATTGGGTCGGATGCGAGAGCATCGACGGGACGTGGCACCTTGAATGGGCGGAGTGCGTGTAATGCTGCTTGGGGGAAAAGGCGGCTGCCAGCAATGCACGTGCGTGCCGTGCGACGCATGCACCCGCACATGCACCGAGCCGCACACCGGCACCGCGTTTGAGCCTGTCTACACCCGCTTCTTTGAAGGTGTTGAGGTGGGCAATCCAACCGACGGCTACCTATCAGCGTCGGGTGATTCAGACACGTCCGACCCGTACGACGGGATGGACGGTACCGGCCCGTGGTTTCAGCAGGTCGGCGGCGGTTTCAGCGACGGCGGCAGCTACGGCGGTGGGACGCGGTTCCCCTGCACGTATCGGTTTTCTTTCTGGCGCAGCAGCTACACGCTTGGAACGGCGACGATCCCGCCGGCATCAACGGCTCTCACCGAAAACGTCATCACGGTGACCGTGTCTACAGGCGCAGTGGTGTTTCCCGATGGCCGAGTCATTACTTCGGCGGATGGCGCGGTAACGCTTACATCGGTGCCGCTGGTGTCGGGCGGCGCATTGGCGGCCGATCCCAGGACCAACGACGGCACGGTGTCATTCGCTTTGCAGTGCCAGAACACCGAAACGACGTTCAGCGTGCAGGCGAGAATTGAGTGGAACACGCAGAAGCGGCAGCACGTTCTCTATGGGATCGTGCGGGAGTGCTATGAGGACGGGACGCCGTGCGCGACGGTGTGCAGTGGGAGTCCGCCGCCGGAAACAATCTATCTCACTATCAAGAACGTATCTCTCAGCGACGGAGTCACTCTTGATGGGTTTGCGGGAACGTACGCAATGCACCGTATCCCAAACTTTTGTGAGACTTATGCTTCAGAGACTTCGGCAGGATGTACTGGTTCTGGCCTCGCGTTTGATTATGTGTACGCAACGTGGACAGCGATAAACGGCAGTAGTCCGTATGGCGTAAACCGTCCTGCAACTAAATCAGGGCAGACGCTGTGCTCTCGCGTGACCTTTAGTTGGTACAACGCAACCCCGGTTCCGATTTGCGGGACTGGTTCAATTAAGTCAGGGTCATCGGGCGCGGTGACAGTCATCAATCCTTCCTTTTCTGCTACTGGCACGTTCGACTGGGAGATCAGCGCATGACCCGCTGCGACCTCTCCGCCCCCGACGCGACCTGCCCCCGCTGCGGCTTCGTGTCGAAGTTCCGCAACGCGATCCGCCAATGCCGCAAGCCGCTGCCGACGACCTGCGGCCCCGGCTGCCAACTCCGCCGGACGCTCGCATGGTTCGTGCGTGACGACGGGAAGTGCGGCTGCACGGAGTACGCGGCGGAAATGGACCGGGACGGCCCCGACGGCTGCGAAGCCCGGATTGGCGAGATCGTCGCCCACCTCGTCGAGCAGGCCGCGAAGAAGTCGGTCTTGCTGGGTGCCGTGCCGTCGGCCGCCATCCTTGTCGTTGTCCAAAGGGCGATTGAAGCCGCCAGGGCGGAAGCCGCCGCCGCCACACCCCCGCCGGGGTGACCGTCCCCACCGTCACGATTGACCGCGGAGGCGAGCATGGCGAAGCGATCCTGCACGGTCCACATCGGCCAGAAGAAGTGGAAGATTCGCATCTGCAAGGTGCCGGCCGACCGGCTCGGCGACTGCAACGACGAGACGGGCACGATCCGCGTCTCGGAGAAGTTGGTGGGCGTGGACTTCGTTGAAGTCTTGCTGCACGAGCTGATCCACGCTCGGTGGTGGTGTCTCGACGAGGGTGAGGTGACGGAGTTCGCGGAAGAGGCGTCGGCCGTTCTTGAGGCGTTCGGGGTGACCCGCGAGGAGGACGAGGATGGCTAGACGCCGCACCTATGACGGTGACGAGATCACGCCAATTGTCCGCCGGATCGTCGAGGCACACCCGGACGCGCCGGCGCGGACGCTCGCCCGCCGGATCGTCGCCGAGACGAACGGGGCACTGACCCTTGAGCAGGCGAGGACGCGGGTGCGGATCGCCCTGGGGCTTACCGGAGATGCGAAGCGGAAGGAGTCGAAGACGAAGCACCTGCACCGCGACCCGCGGCCGGCCGGCCAGAGGCTGGCCATGCCGCCTTCGCAGGCCGAGCCGTGGCTGCCGTTCGACCTCGGGATCGTCGGCAAGGTCGGCATCCTGTCCGACATCCACGTGCCGTACCACGACGAGACGGCGCTCCGGGCCGCTGTCGATCACCTCCAGGGCGAGAAGATCGACGCGCTGCTGCTGAACGGCGACTGGGCCGACTTCTACTCGATCAGCAGGCACGAAAAGAATCCCAAGCTGCGCAACTTCCGCAACGAGCTGGCTGCCGGCCGCGATCTGTTGAAGTGGATTCGCCAAGAGTTTCCCGACATGCGGATCGTGGCGAAACTCGGGAACCACGAAGAGCGTTGGGAAAAGTGGCTGTGGGAACACGCCCCGGAGATTTCCGACGACCCGATTATGGGCATCGACAACTGGTACGGATTCCACAATCTCGGCATCGAACTGGTGGCCGACAAGCGAATCATCCTCTGCGGTGCGTTGCCGGTGCTGCACGGGCACGAAAAAGGCAACGGGATCAGCTCGCCGGTGAATCAAGCCCGCGGGGCGTTCATGCGGTTGCATCACACGGTGCTCGAGGGCCACGGGCACCGCACCAGCACACACTCCGAGCCTGACATGATGGGATCGGAGACGGTGTGCTTCTCGACGGGCTGCTTGTGTGACATGCGGCCGGCTTACGCACGGCTCAACAAGTGGAACCACGGCGCTGCGGTGGTGGCGGTCCACGCCGACCGCTCGTTTGACGTTGAGAACTTCCGCATCCAGGCGGGCCGCGTGAGGCAATCGTGACAGACGCCGACCTCGTTACGATCGACCAACGCATCCAGAGGGCCGGTGCGGCCAACTGCTGGACGGGCACACTCGGCAGCCTCGCCGGCGATGCTCGGCGGCTGGTGCGACACATTCAGGAGACGCGGCGAATGGCAGAGGAATACCCGGTGGATCACATTCTGCGAGGCGAGCGGGAACTGAAGCACTACCCCGGCGACGAGGTCGAACCGGAGGCGACGTTGATCGAGGAGCCGGAAGGGCCGCCGGTGGCCGTGCAGCTTCTCGACACGGCGCGGGCCGCGGTGCTCGATCGGCACCGGGTGTACGGCCCGCCCCAGGAGCATTTCGCCCGCACCGTCGGAATGGTCAACAGCCTGTTCGCCTCAGTGTTGAAACGGCCGCTGACAACGTCCGATTGGGCTCGGATCATGCTGCTCGACAAGCTCGCCCGCGACCTGGGGCCGCGCCCCCACCCGGACAACGCTGTCGATCTCGCCGGCTACGCGGCGTGTCTCGCCGAGTGCAATGCGTCCGCACCCCCTGCGGACCGCGCCACGTGAGCCGTAGCGTGGTGGGAGGTGACGCATGATCTCACGGCCGACGCACTGGCGGACCGGACCCAACGGCCGGGAAGCGGTGGCATCCGCCGGGGACTTCGTGTCGCTCGAGCGACTGCTGACAGCCGGCGAGAAGTCAGGCCGCATTACTTCCCGACCGGAACGAACGGACCGCGAGATCGAGGTGATCGCCTACCGGCTCGGCTGGACGGTGGCCGAAGTCCGGCGGGCGATAGCACGAGGGCACACGGAGATCTTCGATGCCTGACTCTCTCGACGGGATTGTATCCACGACCACGAGCCTGACGCAGACGCAGACCGGCACCGTCGGCAGCTCGACGCGGGCCGTCTCGGTGTCGTCCGCCATGCCGCTCAACAGCGTCTCCGGGCCGATCGCCGATCAGCTGTGGGTGTCCAATCGCTCGTTGGCGGTCGGCGCGTCCGAGACGCTCGATTTGCTCTCGCTCGCCGACACCATCCAGGGCGCGACCGGCATCCAGACCATGCGTCAGGTTCGCCTCGTGCGGATCGCAAACAGCGAAACGGTCACCGGCCCGCGGATCGTCGTCGGCCCCTCGGGCACGAACGGCTGGGGCCGTGTCGCCGGCGAGGTGGGGCCGGGCGGCGAGCTGCTCGGCGTCCAGCAGACGCACGCCTGGGGCGTTACAAGCACGGAGCGTGCGGTGACGATCCGCGCCACCGGGCCGACCGGCTCCGTCGCCTATTCGATCGTGATCGCCGGCACCGCCACCACCGGACCCTCGGGGTACTGACATGACGCCAGACCAGCTTCAATCCGCCGTCCTCGCTCTGATCGCCGGCGCTCGGCTGAAGTCGGCCGGCGGGCTCACCGTCTCGGAGTTCGGCTCGCTGACCGTCGAGGTCATCCGCCTGGCGGTGGCCGGGCTGGACACGATCACGACCCTCGACGGGCCAGGAAAGAAGGCGTGGACGTTGTCGTGCGTCGGGACGCTGTTCGACGCCGTCGCCGATAGCTGCGTCCCGTTCGTCGCCCGGCCGGTCTGGTGGGTGATCCGACCGGCCGTTCGCACGCTGGTTCTCTCGGCTGCCGGCGGGGCGCTCGAGCAGATCCTCGTCTTGACCCGCGCCGCTGCCCCGGAGCCCGTCGCATGACGACCGCCCTCCTCCTGGCCGCCGCCGCGGTGGCCTACCTTCTCTGGACCCGCCCAGCGGTCGCGCCCGCGCTGCCGCCACTGCCGCCACTTTTGCCCATCATCCCGCCCGGCATCACGCCGTTGGGGATGCCAGGGGCAGCGGCAGGAGGCGGCGGCCCGCACCCGCTCACGCTGCTGGCGATCCTCGCCGCCGGGGCGATGGTGGCTTTCGCAATTCGGGAAACGCGAACGACGCCCGCCCCAGCCCCCGGCCCCGCCCCTGTCGTCGGGCTTGACCTTCGCGGCCGGTTCGTCGGGCCGGACGCCAGCCAGGACGCCGCGACGACTGCCGCCTTGCTCGAGGAGTTGGCCGGGCAGATCGAGTGGGACGGCTCGCAGACCGAGCCGCGGCTTAAGACCGGGGCCGCGTTCGACGATCTGCGCCGGGCCGCCCGCGAGCTGCGGACGCGGGGCGTGTCGCTCGGGGCTCGGCAGCCTGCCGTCCGCGACGAGATCAAGCGCTTCCTCGACGCCGAGGCCGGGACGGAGGGCGGGCCGGTCAATGCTGCCAGCCGGGCGAAGTGGGTGAAGGCGTACCGGGCCGTCGCCCAGGCCGCGGCGGAGGCGACCCGATGACCGCCCGTCAACGCACCGTCTGGACATGGTCCGCCGTCGGCTTCGTGATCTTCGCGGCGATCGTCGGCGCGCTCGTCGAGCGGGCCACGCACCGGCTCGCCGCCGGGGTCGAGAGCCGGTTCGGCTATCAGCCGAATCCAGACGGGACGAGAGAGTTCCTTCGGGAGCT